CCAGGTTGTACAGTTAACTATCCCATAAAGATCGATATTTTAGAACTCAATGAGTCGGTCATTGAGTGGTATGGGATGATAGGTGGTCATGTTCAGTATGATCAATATTGGAACAGACAGGGTAAGGAAATTAAACAGCCCTATGTGTCTTACGGCGAAGGTAAGCGATGTCACTATCATCACAATGGCCACTATGGCGCAGTTAGATTACATTTTAACGGCGAGGATGCCAGTGTAGCCAGCATGTTCATTCTCAAGTTCACGGACCTAGTTACCAATCACAATCTAGAAGAAGTTACAAAACGTCGCGAAAGAGAATTGGATTAATCTATGGAAATCAATTGGGACGCTATTCCTAAGTATATCATCGATCTTGGAAAAATCAATGACCCTTACGACGTTTGCGTTATCTGCAAACACTATAAAATAGCCAAATACCTTTATAAAATCCAATATAAAGGCATTGTTATTAAGTTTGGAATGAGTGCCGACAGATCGAGGAACTACGGAAACCGCGGTTATCGTCAGGTTGGCCATATGGCCAGCTGGCCAAGTGGTGTTAGACTAACCGGGTCTAGTGGTGCCGATTGGCGAGTAATCGAAGAAGATTTTTACAACCTCTATGGATTCCACATAGATCATAAATTTGTTACACTGACCATCTGGGACGTGAGTAAGTATCCGTTTAAATCCATTAACAGTCGTAACGAGATTCTCGATATGGAGGCTCAGCTTATTGAGTCTTATAGGCAGGCCGTTGGCGAGAAACCTATTGGAAATATCAATGACGAGGCTAACCACTTAAACCGTCCTTACATCAGTAAGGAAACAACTTTTCATTTATTTGAAAACCCTGAGGATTATTTAAAATAAATAATACTTTAAGCGGCCTGTCCGGCATCATCCCGCTATACAAACTCTGCTGCCTATGCTACAATGTCATAGGAGGACAAAAATGCAACCTGTAGTTTACAAATATACCAGCACAAAAGAATACATCGACGCTTTTCCTTGTGCGTACAGACAGTGGAGAGCAGACAGCCACTGTAATCTAAATCACGGATACTCGTTTAGTATGAAGTTTTTCTTCGGTACCAACGACCTAGACGTGCGTAACTGGGCCGCCGACTATGGTGGTCTCAAAGAACTAAAGAAGATCCTGGAGGATCAGTTCGATCATACCACACTTGTCGCCGCAGACGATCCAGAGCTGGAGTTCTACAAAGAAATGGAACGCCGCAAGTTAGCCAAGCTCACAATCCTTCCCAAGCTAGGATGTGAAGCACTGTCGGACATGCTATACAAATATGTAAATGGTGTTTACATTCCTGATTACTGGGGGCCAGGCGAAGCTGCTCGTCTATGGTGTTATCGTGTAGAAGTTCGCGAGACACAGGCTAATATGGCTTTCCGTGAGGGACACCGTGAGTGGGGCGAGGACCTGTTCGCATGAACCATAAAGAATGGTTAGATCAAGTGGTTGCCAGTTGCGACGAGTATAACCAAGCTCGTCTACACACAGACTTTCAAGAAGATGAAATATTGAAGTTTGTAGAATTCCTGCACAGGAAGTATGGGGCTGACTATACCAAACCCAAAGCAACTCATCGAAACACTCCTCGCGAATGAAGACCATCTGGCGGATCTGGGCCAAGGCATTAGGAGAAAAAGCAGGCGATACGGACAAAGAAGCTGACCGTATTGCTTGCATTCGTACCTTGATTGTGCTATCATACATCATAACAAACTGCTTTATCATAGCAGGCGTTGTAAGGCATTGGTAAAATATGAACGAAAAAGTCAAAGAAGCTCTAGGCATCCTTCAAGAAGAATGTGCTGAAGTTATTGTAGAAGTCAGCAAGTGTCGACGCTTTGGCATAGATAGCTTCCACTATAAAACGGGCGTAGAGCATAAGAAAATGCTGGAAATGGAAGTCGGTGACGTGCTAGCCATGGTAGATATCCTTGTTGAGCAAGGTATTCTAAATCCCAGCGAGTTGGAAGTTGCCAAAGAAAACAAAAAAATCAAGTTACAGAAATGGTCAAAAATATATGAAGCTTAAAGTCAGTGAACTATTTTATTCCGCGCAGGGCGAAGGACGCTTTGTTGGCGCACCATCAGTTTTTCTGAGGACGTTTGGTTGCAATTTTACATGTAGTTCATTTGGTTGTGCTCCTGGTGTTAAAAGCACAGAAGCAGACGAAGTGGCAAAGACGGTACACTTGTACAAAGACTTCAACAGCTTGCCCTTGGTTAATACAGGCTGTGACAGCTATGCCAGCTGGCATCCGGCATTCAAGGACCTAAGTCCTACCATTGAGATTGATGACTTGGTTGCCAAGATGTTAGCTATGACTCCCAATAATCGTTGGGTGCAAAACAACGGCAACGATGTACACTTGGTCATCACTGGTGGCGAACCTTTGCTAGGTTGGCAACGTGTCTACGAAGACCTACTAAGCCATCCAGGAATGTCAGACATTCATAATATCACCTTTGAAACCAACGGCACACAAAAGCTCAGCGATAAGTTTAAAGCATTCCTTGATGAATGGTATCGCGCAGACAAAGAGATTACTTTTAGTGTAAGTCCCAAGTTAAGCGCATCCGGCGAAGCATGGACAGATGCTATTTGTCCAGAGATTGTCAGTGACTATCAGCAATATGGATTTACCTATCTAAAGTTTGTTGTGGAAACACTGGAACACTTTGAGGAAGCTGATCGAGCAGTAGCAGAATACCGAGCCGCAGGATTCCAAGGACCAGTTTATGTTATGCCACAGGGCGGTGTAGTAGCACCTTATGCTGAAAACAGAATCAAGGTAGCAGATTGGGCCCTGGCACGTGGTTACTACTATAGCCCAAGACTACACGTAGACCTTTGGGGCAACGGTTGGGGCAAATGATGTTAAAGAAAGCAAACTAACTATGGGTTTATTTGACAAATTTAGAAAAAAGGTAGTGCCCCCGGCACCGGCGCCGGTGGTTGAGAAAAAGAAAACGGTACGTAAAAAGAAAGAACCCAAGCCCGAACTAAGTGCCAAAGACCTGGCAACCATGGCCGGAGAACCTTACGTGGCTGTTCTCAATGTGGAAATAGACAAGGAAAACATTGGTAGCGGTGCTTTCGAGCTAGATTGGAATGACAAGTTTATTGCTTCTTTGGTTCGGGCAGGATACCAGGTCAAAGCCAACGAGCCCGAAAATGAGATTGTGGACCGCTGGTTCCAGACGGTCTGCCGCAACATTGCTCTCGAAACTTATCAACAAACAATAGCCGATCCTGATAATAGAATGAGGATCGAACGCAAAGACATCGGAAACGGACGCACAGAAATCAGTTAACTTCTTTTATTGAATATCCCTTATAGGGCTTATTCAATAAAACATTGCGATGAGCTGCTCCATATACAAAAGAATGTTCCTTACACCACTTGCTTAGATTGGTTACTATTTCAGAAGTTCCGTTGCCTTCTATTTTCCAAGTTTTGCTTTTAAAGTTTTTCAAAAAAGTTCGACCTTTAAGAGTTTCGGAAACTTTTTGTTTTGTTTCTTCTGAATGCTTTTTGCCTAGCATCCCTTTTGTTTTTTTTACCTTTAGACGCTTCTGATATTTTTCTGCGGGCTTCGTCTGTGTGATTCCACCCACTAGTATATGAATGTCCATACATTCCAGATTCTGGTACTAAGTTTGCCCACTCGTCTGACACTGCTATTTTATGTTCTATGGAAAACTTGTTAGCAAAATCTACCAAATCTTGCTCGTTTTCAAAAAGACGGGACCATATTGTTGATACATTATTTCCGTGTTTTTTAAGATGGTTTTTCCAATATACGCCAGATCCAGGATAACTTTGGACGTATTTACAGGTTGTCATACCAAAATATTTCAGTCCGGTGATATTATGTTGTTTTATATAAAGCCAAGTTGGCTTAAATATATTCATGCTGGTGCTCCTTGTAAGCATTAGAGTAGTTGGGATTGTCCAGATCCGCGAACTACAACTTTATTTATTCGAATCAACCCGTTTTACTTGACAGATGTTTGGTAATATGCTATTATAATGGCATGAACTATCTAATCGTTGACACAGCTAATACTTTTTTCAGAGCCCGGCATAGTGCCCATCGTCAAGCAGACACATGGGACCGGCTGGGCTTTGCTATTCATGTAACCTTGGCCAGTGTTAATAAAGCATGGCGCGAGCAAAAGGCCGATCACGTGGTCTTCTGCCTCGAAGGTCGTAGCTGGCGCAAGGACTACTACAAGCCCTACAAAAACAACCGCGCCGTGGCACGTCAGGCACTGACCGAAAGCGAAGCAGAAGAAGATCGGTTGTTTTGGGAAGCCTTTGACAACCTTAAAACTTTCCTAGCTGAAAAGACTAACTGTACTGTTTTGCGACACGAGAACCTAGAAGCTGATGACTTGATTGCTGGCTGGATCCAGAGTCATCCCAATGATCACCATACTATTGTCAGCACAGACAGCGATTTTGTACAGCTCTTGGCGCCCAATGTAAATCTCTACAATGGTGTCAATGATCACTTGTTTACAGACCGGGGTGTCACAGATGCCAAAGGCAGAACGCTGGCTTTTGTAGTTGACAGCAA